TCTGCATTGCATAAGATGTCTATACGCCGCATCACAGTACCGAGAGGTAGGAATACCCTTCCTCCAATTATCAGCTCCGTACTTAGTAGCTCCGTCCTCGAAGCGTCTAGCCATTGCCATAATTGCACAAGTGGGTATCATACTGGGCATACCTTTGCCCTTCATAGAGTCTCGAACCGCCCCCGTATCGAAGGCGGTTCTAGCTCCAGAGTCTGGTAAAGTAGAAGACATTAGAAAGGATCTTCTTCAGTCGCTACTGCTTCTTTCTTAGTCTGCTTCTGAGATTCAGAAACTGATAGAGAGAAGTATTTGCCAACCTTGTCACTTGTTTTAACCCAAGCGGCTAATTGATAGTCAGTGCCATCAACGTTTACAGTGCCACGAAAGTCTGGCTGACGTTCGTTTTCTTTATCATTTTTGAATAGGGCACCTTTGTTTGTATTATCGTATTTACTCATAATTATATATATTAAATTTACATTAGTCCATCAAAGGCATCTGTCTTTTGGACTGCCTTGGTGGGTGTCTTAGATTTAGCAACGGCTTTCGGTTGGGACTTGCCGTGGTCATTAGTAGCGTCCGGGTCTTTTGTATCATCGATACATAATAGACCATTGAGAGCGTACTTACGAGCGTAAGAACTGGCTGATCCAGTAATCTGTGCTTCGTCCATACCTTTCTTTACTTCTGCTTCACGAGCAAAAGCGGTAGTCTCAACTGAGTTATCGTGTTCAGTATCAGAGATACGAGCCGTAGCTTTTACATACACTCGTCCGCCGATCTCGACAACTTCATCTTGGACTGTCAAAACACACTGCCATTCGGCGAGTAATGGTTTGACTGCTTCTAGTATATCTTCGGCTGATCTGTATTTGTATCCGCCGAACTTATTAGTTTGCCCCTTAGGAGCCTTAAGGGATGATTGAATCCCTTGGAGTTTTTGTCTGATGTTTTTAGTCATATTTTCCTTTCAGTATTTTTTTGTATAAATCTGTTCTCTCTTTTGCGTTGGAACATTTCGAGATGTCGTCTCTGTTTGTGCCAAATTTTAGGAGGATGTCAAGCTGTAAATCCTTCGGTAGTGAAAAAAATCTTTTGTACAGTTGTCGGAATCCTTCCGGATGAATGATGTGAGTATCCTCTTGTTCAAGATACGAAGCCATATTGCGTAGGATTGTGGGTAGCGTTGCCTTCTTAGCACCACGAGAAAGCCTCTTGAAGGCGTTTTCTATCCTTCCGAGTAGAGCATTACCTTCTGAGGATACAACGCCACGTACAAAGCCACTGGTGTGGTCGTGATCTACTACCCAATTTGAGGTTTTGTACTCAACAAGTGGGCATTTTGTGGGTGCATTCTTCTTACGCCACTCAGCTAATTTACTTTGAGGTAGGTACTCCATTAGTAATCGTCTGTTAATCTATGACAGTTAGCACATAGAAGTTCACACTTCTTTAGTTCTTCTTTCAATAAATTAAAAGATGTTCTTAGATTCGATATTGTATCCCTCTTTGTGGATGGATCAATATGATGGCAATCAAATTGCTGGGGCTTACCCTCGAAGCCACATCGGTTGCATTTCCATCCGCCGAAATGTTCTTCAATTATGTTTTGGTATCGGATAGATTGTGCTTTGTTTTCGCACTTTCTGCAAGTGGGCTTGTATTTCTTTTCTCCTTTTTTAGTTCTTCCATTGGAGTAGAACTTATCTATGGGTAATTCTTGAGAGCATTCTTTGCACTCCTTAGTAGTAATGGTGGCTATCATTCTTCAATGGGTAATTGATTGACTTCTAAGATTTGTATTCTTGCACCTTTTTTAGTTGTGCCGTATCCATCTTTAGTTGGCTTAGTAGGACAGATGTACTTGATTGCTTGAGCTTTATCTCTTGCCCACTTCACTTGGTATCCTCGATAGTCTGGGTGCATATCACCGTGTTTATAAATTATCTCGTACTTGTTCATATTCCTTCGTTACTATACATTACTATAAATCCTTGACCGGCGTTGACTCCCATTACATTGTAGTCAATCCATTCAACCGCTTCTTCTTCTGTCATTTCACTGTCCTTAATGAAGCACTCAATCATTCGATCGTAATCGTAGATGTAGTACCCATCGTGGCTGACTCCGACGATAGCGTAATCGAGTCCGTCAAATTGTATAGCGTCCTCGGCGTGTATTAATTCTTCGTAGTATTCTAAGTTTGGATTATCCATTTTTCTTTTTATTCTTTTTAGGTTTAGGTGTCATCCTCTCAGCCCAATATGTTTTGGCTGAAAGTTTTGCACACTCAAAATAGTGGTTAAATTCTTCATCCGACCATTCGTAGTGGTAATGTTCGGCGGTGTTTGTATCAATGCAGACTGATCGTACCTTCGGAAAGTAATCGAGCTTTAGTTTCCTTGCGAGCATAACACTCTCGATTGCTAACTGCTTACAATCCTTTGGATAGAACTTACCCTTGCCGTCCTTACAACTTCTGCATTTGTAGTCCGCCAAAAATACTTTCTCATTTTTATCTAGTCCAATAAAGTCAATCGATCCAGCTATCTTAAATCTTGTGTCCGATATAATGTACTCGCAGTCAACGACTTGCACACCTTCATCGTTTACCCAATCAATGAAAGGCTTTGCCCAATCATCGTAAGCAGTAGCCTCGCCCTCTCCGTCCATCAACCAATCCTCGATTCGTTTGTGAACAGATGTACCGAACTCACTACTTGAGATCATCTCTCCAGTAAACGGATGCTCTCTAAATCCGTAGCACCATTCCTTGAGTACAGAATAATGTTGAGTAGGATGTTCTCTCGCTAGGTCAACTAGCTTTCGGGGCATATAAATACTGTCGAGGAAATCGTCTTTAACTATTCCGAGGACAGTAGTAACAGATGGGTACGCTCGTCCCTTCTTGAGGGCTTGGTGTGGCGTAGTGACATCTTCTAAGAACTGTGGGTTCTTGCTTGAGGTATAAAAGTGAGACATTATTTTTTGTTCTCCTTTGGTTTCCTTGTTTTAGACCAATCAATGGAATCATAATTTGCATCATATTTCTTTTGATTGTATCCTTTCTTTGGTTGCATTCCTTTTCCCATAACAAAGCCCTCTCACGAATGAGAGGACTTGTCAAGTAGATAGTGTTAGACTATGGGATTCTGTCCACCTTTCGGATGTTGTATCCTTCGGTTGCCATCAGCCCAAGATTCTTATAAATCTCTACTGCTTCACGACCTTCTCGCATTATCTTACGATTGCGTTCGATCCTTTCTATATTGTTCTCCCACTTGTCTACAAATTTAGACTGGTCTTCTTTTGAATAACTTGATGAGTCTTGTTCGATCATAGTTCCTCCAAATCCATTAGTGGTTCAATAGCTTTACGAATACAATCCTCGGCGTATTCAGTAGAACAAAGAATGTTCGATCCTCTGCCGACCTCTAGCATTACAGTCTTATCAGTCCTATCTTTAACATAAGTTAAGGTTAGTTCATTCTCTTCAATGAAGCGTAGTATATCATTGGCGTTCCTTGGTGGCAAAGGTGCTGGTATGCGTTTGCAGTAGTAGTCACCTTGTACTAAGTCCGATACGAACTTAGAGTCCACAGAACCTAGCTTGTTACGGACTAGGACGAGTTCATCTGATCCCATAGATTCGGCGAATCCATCTGGGTAGATGTAGAATTTTATAGTATTATCTTCTTTCATATTTAAAAATTTACTTCTATGTTTACATTGTGTTTTCTGATCCCATCGTATTTGAAATCATTATCTGCTACCATCTGGTAGGCTTCATCACGAGTTCTAGCTTTGATATAGTAAGTCTCGGTTACAATGAACTCAGTTAAACTAGGCTCATTTTCGGCGTGTGTGGTATTTTTATTCATTTGATTATTAATAGGTTAGGTAAGTGGTGTAATTATTTCCTTGACAAGGTCTATATGATTGAGTATAATTAGGTAACTTCGATACAGTAAGACATTGAATTTACCCCTTATGCGTTAGCGAACAGTCGCAACGGAAAGCACAATTAATCTCGTTGAGATGCGTGCGTTGTATGTGATGTGGATCAAGTGCGTTTCGAATGAGTTGCATATGTGGCTTGTGGCTTTTAAGGATAGGTGTGTCTAAATACTTCGTATTTAAGACTGGGTGTATCTACAATTCTAGATTAGAATATATTGGTAACAAAATCAGTTACCAGTTGAGTTATTAACATAAAAAAGAAGATAAGTGAAAATATTACAGTAAAGAATATTGAACAAACATTTTCTTTGTATTCTTGGTGTTTATTGTTTTTCATAGTAATATACTGCTATCTATTGAGCTTTCGGCGGTTGTAATAATCTTCTGTTTGGTTTCGTAATTTAATCCTTCTGAGCCGCTATAGAATTTCATATGCTCCGGTATCCATTGTTCCATCTCTGGATCGCAATCAAATTCACGATACCAGCATAGGATTTCGACATCTTCGACTTCTATTTCGCTATAATTGTGCGTAGCAAATCCGTCTCCATATGGGTGAGTTTCGGCGTTTTCTATTTCACTATAAGTAATCTCGCATTCAGCAAATATACTATAGTAATCATTTTGTAGTACTTCGATTGTAGTTATATGTTTTTCGCTCATATTTATTCTTTCCAGTTAGGGTTGCTGCTTACATAGATTCGACCTTCCGAGATCGTTTGATTGTCATAATGGCTTGCCATTGCGTCTATAACGTCCTCTGTTAGATTTTGGCGGTCTAGGTCTCGGTACCATTCTTCAAGACCTTGAACACGTCTTACGGCGTCAATATAATTAGGTTTTCTTTCGTAGCTCTTAGCGAACTCAGTTAGTTCCTTTCGGAACTTTTCTTTTTGTGATTGTTTCATAGTATTTATTAGTTTTATTTTTTAAGATATTTGATTTGATATTTGATTGTTTTACTGGTTGCAAGCTTTTTTTTATAAAAAAAAGCGGTGTTTAAACCGCTTGTATTTTCATTATTTCATTTGCTTCTTTTATGCAATCTTTAAATAAGCTTTCATTGGCAACTTGTCGCTGAAAACCTTTAGCTACGCCCAGCCAAACGCTTTCGACTTTTCCACCTTTCTCTTTATAAAGATCGTGTGCAATATCAGCTTGTTTAATATAAAATTGTATTTGTTCCTTTGTCATTTTATTTTCTTTCTTTTATTGGTTTACTTGTATTTCAAGATAATGAATTTTCCCATTGTAATTCAATTTGATCTCTAAAATTTTTATTATAGCCATCAATAGCCATTTGATCTATAAGCTTTGTAATTTCATTTGAAAATGGGTTTATCGATATATGAAATTTAAAACCGCTCTTTATATCTTTTTTTGCGATCTCTTTTGCTTTTAATTTATAGTAAGATAAATTTTTCATTTTGTTTTCTTTCTTTTATTGGTTTAACTAGCATTAACTAGCATTGATTATATTTGATTCATAAATTTCCTTCCAGATATAATTTGCATTTCCGCTTCTTTCGCTTATTTCTTCCGCTGATTCAAATGCGTCCGCTTCTGTGATTTCCATCGAATCGCAAAATTCAACTTTGATTACGTACAATTCAAATCCGTCTTGCCAGCCAATATAATAACAGCCAATGGGATTTGATTCATCAAAAGCTTTAATTGTTTTAAAAGTTGATTCATTTAATTCTTTATAAGATATATTATTCATTTTGTTTTCTTTCTTTATTTTGGTTTATTTGCTTATTTCGTTGTATTGCTGGATAAGATTATCTTGCAACTGTCTTAATTCTGTTTCGCCGCAATTGCTTAGATCGTTGCAATCTATTTTTGCATTAACTTTGTTTGCCAAAGTTGTAATATTTGCGATTAATCCAGATTTGCGGTATTCGTTTATTGATATATTCATTTCTTTTCTTTCTTTTATTTGTTATTGTTTATTTGATTATTAAAATTGCTATTAATGCAATGATTGCCAATAGGCTGGATAATGAGACAAAAACGGCGTTTAAAAGCATTTGTTCGCCGCCGTGTACTAATTGCTTGAGATCGTCTTTCATAGTCTTAAGATCTCGCTTTATATAAAGGTGAATAATTATTTATAAAATGCTTTAAAGCGGTATAAATATGATCGTCATTTATATACTGGTATAAAACATCACTTATAAAATATCGACAATCCTTATTTACTCGACCAGCAATATAAAGCAAATCGAAAGCAAATCTTCTACTTATATCTTTTACTCTCTTATCGTCTTTTAAGTTTAGTTTGTGATCTTCTAAATATCCAACGCCACAATGAGATATTGCTTGTTCAAGATATTTAGATAATCTTTTATAATCATTTTCTTTTATTTTCATAGTATTTATTTATTTATTATTAATTGATAAAAATTTAATTGAAGCATTATCCATTACAAGGAAATAATGCTTCTATGAATCTTTATATTATTTCCAATAATTATTTGGATTTTCTAGAAGATTGATATAAACATTCCAATCGTAATTTTCTAAAAAGAATTCAACTTGAAAATCAAATTCTTCTATAACTTCTTTAATTTCCTTTTCATAATTTATTGAAATTGAATTAGCGTAAATGCAAGATTGGCGAACAAATAAAACGCTCTTTATATCAAATCTTTCTTTATTGGTGATTGTTTCAAGTATATGTCTTACCAGAAAGAATTTTGTTTCACTTGTAATAGAGTGTTTTTGATCTAAAGAATAGCGTTTATGGTCATTTGCTTCTTTCTTTTCCATATCGTAAAGAATTTTACCATAAGAAGAAGAGCCGACATTGTTTAATTTGTGTATTAAATGATCGCAAAAATCATTGATTTTTTTTATATATTGTTTGTTTTTCATAATTTATTTATTTTGATTAGTAAAAATTAAAGAGAAGCATTGCAAGCAATACTTCAATTAATCTTTAAATTTGATCCGCTTTAATTATTTTTAAAAGGACCTCTTTCATTTCGTCCTCGTAAGCGGAATTTGATTTATTAGCAACTTTGTTAATAAATAAGCTAGAATCAAAGTCCTCGTTTTTAGATTGCAATAAATTAGCTAATGCGTGGACAAACTGTCCATTAACTTGAGGTCCACAATTGTGGTCCTTTGTCTCGAATGGTTTTGATAGTTTAAGCAATTCAATTAATAAATTGCTATTAATGGTAATGTTTTCGTTTTTCATATATTTAATAAGTTATTGTTAAAAGATAATTAAATTTATAAATACCAGAAAAAACAATTGCAAGCTTTTTTTTATTTTTTTTAGTGTGACAAAATAACTCTAAATAATTCCCGTAAATATATCCCAATTCACAAAAAAGAAAAAATTATTCAAAACATAAGAAAAACTTATTGACAGTCTCAACTAATTGAGATTGACTATCCATTATTGAAACTAATTTAAACTATTAGATATACTTATATTAGAAAAACTAATGCAAGCTATTAGAAAATTTTATAGACGGGGCGGGGCGGTCAGACACACGCACACAGTCGTATACATATATACATATATCAGCCCTTAAAAAAATTTATGCCTCAAAAGCCCACAGACGAAGAAATCGAACTCAAATCGAGCATACAAGAAGCCATCAAGGAGATTGCCGCCGACAAGGAGTTACAGAAGGTCAAGAGTCTATCGCGGCACAACCCTATGAAGGTCGCGGAGATATTGTACTTGTACAGCATCGGCAAGAGTCAGACGCAGATTGTCAAGAAGTACAACATACAACGCTCTACGGTAATACAAGTGCTAGTTGATTACGCGGACCACTTGGGTCAATTGCGGGACGTAGCTGGCAAAATCGCGGCGAAGAACTATATGCAACTGAGTTCCTTGGAGGAGGACCTCGTGGATAAGGTACGTGACCGATTGGAGAACGACCCAGATATGGAGGTATCTTTCCGAGACCTAAAGGAGCTTTCTATAGCAAAGGCTAACGCATTCCGGGAGACTATGACTACTAGAGGAGAGGCTACGAGCATATCTGAGGAGCGTAAAGTAATTACCCAAGAGGACTACGAGGATACCCTCAAGGCAGCCAAGGAGCGTCTGGAGGCAATGAAGAGGGTTGACAACATAGAGTCAATGGAAACCATTGACAACGCGGAGATAATTGAAGAGTCAGACAATGATTGATGAAGATTACGATGACCTCTTTGACCGCATCCGAGGAAACCTCGGCGAGCATTTTAGTAACTATATGTTTATAGTTATGGATGATGACGGAGATTTATTCTATGATTATACTAACCATAGGGTAGGACGTATGCTTATCAGTGAAACCAAAGCAGATATGGACGGGGACTTAGATGCCTTGGACATAGTGTGGGACGCTGAAGCCGAAGAAGAGGAGGAAGCAGATGGAACTGACATTTTCTAGACATCCTTTCTTAGTACCCCCTACTGACGAAGAGATTGTACTCTTAGCAGAGAAGGACCCAAAGTTACTAGAGGCTTTGTACCAAGCCCACGAGGGTAGAATACAAGCAGCTGAGGAAGACCCTATCCGATACGGATTTGATTTAGCCGGATGGGAGAGAATGAGAACCAGTCTCAATAAGCAGAACGAGTGCTTAGTTCTCGGCGGTAATAGAAGTGGTAAGACCACTGGGTGTGCGAAGATGGTTATGCAAGCCGTTATGGAGAACAATAACGGACACATAGTGTGCTTCTCTCAAAACGCAGATACTTCCGTGAAGGTACAGCAAGCGGCGATATGGGAGATGATGCCCAAGGAGTTCAAGCGAAAGACGAAGAGCGTAGATGGTTATATCAACTTCTCTATGCAGAATGGATTCACTGGGAGTTCGTTTATCTTCCCAGATACTAAGACACGCGTAGACTTCAAGACTTATACGCAGTACAGCAACAATCAGACAATTTTAGAGGGTTTCGAGTTCGGCTTCAAGAAGCCTAGTGGTTTGAACCTAGGTGCGTGGTTGGACGAATACTTGGGGGATGCGGCGTTGGTAAACACCCTAAGATTTAGATTAGCTACCAGAGATGCTAAGATGGTGATTGGATTTACGCCAATTGATGGATACACACCTTTCATATCTGAGTACCTTAAGGGTGCCGAGACCTTACAGACTAGAGAAGCGGAGCTACTCAAGAACAAGAAGCTACCTATAGAGCAGTACAGTCCAGACAGAGATGCCGGGGTTGTATATCTCCATTCGGACGAGAACCCCTTCGGCGGTTACGAACGT